CTGGGATTGCCATGTATCCACTAGCTGTGACTGCAGTAGTTCTTCTGGACTCATTGGCAAATCCGACTTTGCCATCTGCAGTCTCATAAATATAACCGTTAGCCATGCTGGCATATTTAGTAGCGGTTGAATAGGCATCAGCTGTAAATGAACCTGTATTAGTAAACTCATAGATTCCAGGAGTATCTACGACATCTATCGTTATGCCTGAGTCTGTCAAGATGTCTGTCATGCGATCAGAATCAAGATCCTTAGTATAGGAGGTTGAAAGGATTTTACGAGACATCTGGGCAAATGGCCCTACAGCCGAGATGGTAATAACTGAGACTTCATTAAATGATCCGACTGCTGCCATGCTGGTTGAGATGTTTGTCAGTTTACCTGTGAATACAGTCCGAGCCACAGCAGAAGCATTATCTACTTTGATTACTACTGAATCATTGATTTCAAAACCATAATCGGTGTTATCCCAATTAAGTATTTGAACAGATGCGATGGCTGATCTGGCTTGTTCCCAGTATGAGGATCGCCCATAGGAGACACTTACGCCATTGACAGTCTTAGCTGAGAAGTCAACCCCATCGATGGTTACTGAGCAATTAGGATCCCATGCCATTATGCAAAGACACTCTGCCCTAGGTTAATAAATGATCCAGATGTGCTGGCTTCATTCTTCAGTAGGTTAGCAATCTGTCTAGCTGTAGATGCAGGATCAATAGCACCGGATACTGAGATGTTAATTGTCGTACCGCCACCCCCACCAGCAGTTAATTTATTATTAGGGATTATGCTGCCATTGCTAGATGGTGAAAATAGTTCTGGCCCCTTTTCGCCCACGAGATAAGTCTTGCCCATAGATACTGGGCCACCTACAGCCTTGCCACCGCCAAATGGGTTTAGCCCACCTATGAAATTACCAACCTTGCTGCCTACTGAGATCAAGAGTCTAAAACCATCAATGACATCTGCAACAATGTTTACAACAGTTTTAAGAGCTAGGCCAATGCCACTGATAGCAATCTTTAATGCTCCACCAAAGTAAGGAGCCAAAATCTTAGCAAAGTCTAATAATGCTTGGAAACTTTCCTTGTTATCCATTACAGCATTTTTAACTGAATTGAATGCAGATTTTAACCCTTGAAAAATAGGAATAACTATGGATTTAACTAAATTGATGTATTCAATAAAAGCTACTTTCAATCCATCATTACCTGAAAAGCCATTAATGAATTCTCTTAAAACTGGCAATACTGTAGTAGTTATACTTTCAACCATTGGAGTCAATGCAGTAAGAATGAAAGAACCGATAGTCTCCTGAGCTTCTGAGAGTCCTAGTTTCAGTCTTTCCATCTTGCCTGAAAATGTGTCTGCCTTGGCAGCAGCTTGCCCACCAAAGGTGTCAGCTAACTTGGCAGTAATTTCATCCAGAGTCATAGACTTTAATTGAGCTTTATCTAAACCGATACCTAGTTTACCTAGAGAAGTTGTATTGCCTTCATAAGCCTTGCCTAGCGCGTTAGATACCAATTCAAGTGACTTACCGGAGCCAGCACTAATATCTAAAGCAAGAGTAGATAATCTTTGCGCTTCTTCTAATGAGCCAGTGGCGCGAGTCAGTCTCTCTATCGATGGTCTTAATTCTTCATCGGATACGCCAAAGGCGATACCCATGTTTGTAATCCATGTTTCAGTTCTGGCGATTGCTTCATCTGTTGCGCCGGCAACATTCTTTAAAGTCAATGCTAATTTGGCTTGAGCAGCTTCATCTTCAATAGCAGACTTAACGCCATCAACCGCTAACTTGCCAGCGTAGGCTACTGCTGCGACTCCTGCTGCTAAGAATGCTGCTCCAGCAATTTTGCCAAACTTTGTGAGCTTGTCACCAAAGCCATCAACATCATCTGCGCCTTGGTTTAGCTTCTTCTTTAGATCATCGACATCGCCAAGGATGGATAGTTTGAGGGTTCTATTACCAGCCATTAGTTATACTCCTTTAGGATGCGATCAAACGCTTCTTCCCATTGTCTAACCAGTTCTGGTTGAATCTCACGAAGGGTTGGATAGATAAAATATCCAGCACTGCCTTTACCTTTGACCGGAGTTCTCTTTGGGAACTGGTGAAATCTATTTGATCCAAATTCCATACCATAGAGGAGATCGCGTGTATCTCCACCGCCTGAGAACTTTTGAGAAGCAAAGCCATAGGAGAACTCGCCTACCTTAGATGACTTAGAAATCTTTACGCCATCTGCAATTCTCTGAGCTGCAATAGGTGAGACTGTACGAGTAGCAGCCTTCTCTTTAATCTTTGCTCCAGCATATTCTGCCAGTGCAGATGATTGCTTCTTGGCTTCTTCAGCAGCTTGTTCATCCATAGCCTTAAATGCTTTGATGATCGATCGAAGTTCGGAGCGATCATAACTGATTGTCTCAGTTGCCATTTCGCTCCTTCACCACTTCAATCGCTGTTAATAAATCCTCTGCATCCAGCCATTCGCTCATTGGAATCCCTGTGGCTATTGCCACTTCGATTAGGAGTCTGCTGATGCTTCCTGGCTCATGGCTTTTGGGTTTGATGAACCCACTTCAAAGTCTGCCACTGTATCCATCCAAGCCTCGAAAGGTTTGACTGGTTGTCCACCGGACTCACGCTTCAAAGTATTCCAAGCCAAGAACATGATGTCCCAGACTCCACCTACTTCGCTCCAGTGAACCGCAGACTTTCCAGTGTGCTTTTCCCATTTAGCCCATTCTGGTGGCTGAGCCACAAATAGTTGCTCTTCGCCAGAATTGTATGTAATTGTGATTGGTAGTTTCATTATTGCTCCCGTTTGTTAATGATTAACTAATTGTTAATGTTGGCTTGGCTGTGCACTGCAAGGTAAAGGATACAGTCTGAGCATCCTTGCCAGCACCATTGGCTGTTGGGAATGATGGGTAAAGATTACCTGTAAAGACTGCGCCAGTTGCTGCTGTGAATGAATAAGCCAATGCTGTATCTGGTGATGCTGATGCTGCTGCCCATAGAAGTTCGCAAATTGAATAAGCTCCACCAGTTGATGCGCCCCAGTCTGCTAAAAGTTCCATAGTCATTGTTGCATCGGTATCGACTGTCTTAAATACGCGACCGTCTAGGGTCTCGTATGCCTGACGATCTAAAGTTGTTTCTAGGCTAACGCTTAGGGCTTGAGCATCGTAACTTTTTGAGTCGATAGTCAAGGCTAAGTCGCGCCCTGTGATTACTGTTGTTGCCACTTGTGCTCCTTATGATTGGGTGTAGTAAGTAGCGACACGAATGTCGGCTACGAGCAGTTGTCCTGCCCCTACAGTAGTTACGGTTGGTCTATCGACCGCAGTCAGCTCATATCCTGCTGGGATCAGGCTGACTACACTTGTGATTAGTTGCTCGAGGTTATCGAGGCTGGCTGGATTGCTGTTGTATGCAACGCAGCATGTGATCGTTAAATTGATCTTTGACTTGAATGTGGCATTGCTGCCGATTGTCAAGAATTCTAGATAAGGTGAATCTGGAACTATAACTACCGCTGGAGCAGGAATAGTCTCTGGAACATAAGCAAAGATATTAGCTGAGACGGATGCTAGGGCTGTTGCTAAAGGTTGGCGTACTTGGCTGAGTATTGTCATTGGGCAATACTTCCAACATCTACCAAACTACCTAGAAGGCCAGAGACACGATTGTAAAGTGATCGGCCCATGCGGAATGGTGACGGGCTAAAGTCCACGCCCTCGATCTGTCCACCCGGAGCAGTACGACTTTGAAAGATTTCTACTGAAACTACTGTGACTGCTGATTCTACTGCGCTGTTGCCGACATAAGTCGATGCGCCTGTAAGGGTTGCAGTGCCCGATGGAATGATGTTCTTTGAGATGACATCAGCGTTAGTGATAGCAGCTGAGAATGTAAAGTCATCTAATAAATCTGTAGTGATAGTTCTAGTACCGTTAAAAGGTGTTCCACATCCAGCAATAACTACTGATTGACCTTCATTGAAAGGCTGTGGCAAAGGTGTCGAGAAGTAAGCGATGTTGTTATTTAATGACACTGCATCGATTGCTATTGAATAAGAATTAAGCATTGGCAAGATAACTGACTCTGCTGAATCAATAATGTCATCTAGTGTTGCATCAGAATAAAGAGAAACTGAAACGCCAAGCACAGATCGAAGCTGGGTGGCGGTGATGATTGTTGGCATTTCAGTCCTCTCTAAACTGCTGGGGGAGCGATCGGGAGCAACCGCTCCCCCATGATTAGTGTTTTTTAGATTATGTTAAATTAAATCTACGGATACCAGACCCTACTTTGCTGGCGATTGCATAATAACCATATACGGCAACCTGCAAACGACCATTTGCCAAAGCCTGAACCTGAATCTGGGTCTTTGGTGCTTCGTAGAATGTTACAGCTTCTGGTACTACCAAGAATGCTGAATCATCGATAAGAGTTGTTACAGTCATGTGTGGATCAACATAAAGGTTTTGACCCATTACTGTTCCAGTTAGTGACTGAACTCCGACATTACCCGGAGCGTTTGAAGGTTGTGCAGCTGTAAATAGTGGACGATTTGTTGTGTCCTCAGCTGTGATGATGCTCTCCCACCATGCTGTATTAGCGATGATGTTCTTAGCAAACTTGCCAGCTGCTAGGTATGCAGCAGGTGTTTCCTTAGCGATGTACGCCTTGAAACCTGCAATAGTTGCAGCTTGTGTTGATGCTTGAGTACCACCAGCAACGAGTGCTGCTACTACTGCGCGATCTGTTGCCTTTGCGTATGCGTAGTTCAATTCCTTGATGAGTTCATCGTAGAACGCAGGTGATGAGCGATCTAAAAGTTCCCATGAAATTGTTTGAAGTCCGGCAGCCTTCTTAACATCAACAGTGATGTATGAAGAAGCCATTTCAGTTCCGCCAAGTGCTTCGCCTTCAGTTGAATCTGAATCGATTGTTGGAGCTGTTGAAATCTTTGGAATTGTGAATGACATGCCTGAAGCAGGTAGTGCGCCACGAGAAATTGCATCCACTGCTGGACGGCCATCGATTGAAGTCGTTACGAATTCATTCATGTGTGGTGCGAGTGTTAAACCAGTGTTTGTTGAAGTGTCGTTAGTAGCCATAACTAACTGACGAGCATCTTCATCGCCCATTGAGGCTTTAATGTTCGCTTCAAGTAACTGACCAGCTGTTAGATCAGGATTGATGCGAGGAGTTGCGTAGAATGCTGGCTTTGAAGCAGCAGCCTCTACTTTGTGTGCTTCTACCGCTTCAGCAACGGCAGGAGTCTCTGGAACGGTAGTGTCTGACACTTGTTCTCCTTCTGATTGAACTTCTGAAACGGTTGTCTCAGAAACTTGGGTGGCTTCTTCTTCAGAAGCTGCGACCTGCGAAACGCGCGCAGAATCGATTGCCGGATCGGTGACAAGTGATGTCTCCATGATCGATGATTTTGAAATCACCATCACGCCATCTTGGTTGTCCCACGCATCGACTTTGACTCCTACTGAGAAGCCATCTCGGAGTCCATCAGCAGCTTCTACCAAACTATCTTCACCAGCCATTGTGTTAGCAATTTTGAAAACAGCATCGATACCTTCTTTGCTAACTTCATAAGATAGAAGTTTGCCGATTGGTCGAGTGCGATCATGCTCTAGAAGTAGTTTGACATTCTTGTTAAATTTAATTGAATCAGCGGCAAAGATTGTTGGCCCAGCAGATGTGTTGCCCTGCTCGCCCCATGTAACAATGCGACCTGAGATAGTACGAGCTGCTGAATCAGCTGCTGTAAGTGTGACTGGCATGTCGATCTTCATCGAATCAAGTCCTCTTCCTCTTGGATTTGTTCAACGCTCATCGCGCCGATTGTGTTTAGTATTTGATAAACCTGAGCGCGCTCTAACGCATTACCGCGTAAGAAGTCGTCAAGATCAAAGCGAATTTCTGATGTGCTTGGGCAAATATCCGGTAAAGATAAACGCTGTTCAATGCTTGCGAGGATTGGACGAAGTGAGAAGTCCACCAGTGACCTGCGCTCGGATGTAGCGTTGGAATAAGTCATTGAAGTATTTTCAGCAGAGATAAAATACGCAGGAATGCCAGCTGCGCGAGAGATTTCCAAAGCGACATAGGATCGACCTTCTACAAGTTGCAAACTCTTAGGATCAAAGCCAACAGATTGCATTTCGACATCTGCATTTAAGAATGCTGTTGATCGAGTTGCGCGAGAATTGCGCCAGGCTTCTAGAAGTTTTGCGATGCGCTCTGCTGTTAAATTAGTACCATTAGATTTAAGAACCATTGATGGAACTGGCTCTTTAGCATAAGAGAGCGCAGCCTTTTCAAGTTCAATAGCAGCTGTAATTGTGCGACCTGCGCGATTTAAGAATCCTTCATCGTATCCATCAAAGCGAATAATTGAACCAATACCAGCAAGAGGTGCTAAGCGACCATCGACTTCATAACCATCGATCTCATTCATCGCTAAGTTATATTTTGCTTGAACGCGGCGAGGATCGATGCGAGTCCATGATCTAACGCGACCATCTTCTGCATAAGCATCGAGAACTAATCCAAAGCCAACCCCATACAGCCAGATGTCTTCTGCCAACCAGTTGTAAACAACAAAACCGGAGACTCGTGGATCGGGTTGATTGATTACTCTCAGTGGGTCGATGTGAGCTCCGGTAATTTTATTGTATTGCTCTAATGGAAGTGATCCAATAGTTCCGCAGATGATGTTACGCGCTCTGGCTACTGCTGGAACGCTCATCGCGGATGATCGATCTACTGTGACAGGCGCATTGAGCAAACCATAGACAGAAGTAGAAAGATTGAATGGTTGAAGTGAAGCTGCGACATCTGTATTTGAAATTTCAACAGATGGAGCTTTGACGAAACGATCGAATAGTCCCATTAGACATATTGTACCATAATGTCAACCTACCATGATGTCCATCTCAGCATCTGGTGCTGTGGCGAAGTGGCTGACCATAGCCAAGGCAACGGCAGCGCAGATTGTCGAGTTCGAAACCTTACGGCCTAGATACCAGCCACCATCTCGGAACGGTAACTTGACAGCTGAGAGAACTTGCTTGGTTAGTTCATCCTGATTGCCATGAATAAGTCTTTGGCTGGTAATTGCCGACAGCATTTCATCACAGGCTTGACCATAGACTGCGCCATCGATCGGAGTCGTGTTGATTCCTGCTGGAGCCAGTCGAGCAGCGACCGCGCCAGAAGTCT